GAACTTAGCAAATGCCCCACTGGTTTTGATCGGTCCAGTCTTGGCTAAGATCTGCCCATGGTCACCATGAACAGGAACCATTCTTTTACCATTGATAATAATGGATTCCATAACTTCCTTTCGATTTGATTGTCAAAGATCTAAAAACTTAAAAGAACTAGTTGCAGAACCTATGCCAAACTCTCAAGCATGTTTTCTGCCAACCTACCAAACAATGATGCAGATGCCATGCCAAAGGAAAAAGATCAATGATTTCAATGGCTTAAGATATGAAAGAATATATATCAAATCAAAGGTGAGGAAAGAATTGCCTAGTTGATAGGCAGAAATTGCCGAGGTAGGCAAAAGTTGCCGATGGATCAAAAGTAGGCAAAAGTTGCCCATAGGTAAAAATTAGTAGGCAAATTTTTCCTATTTATATTTTAATGAACAGGTACAATAATTTATTTTATTGCAATTTGTGTGCCAAACGAAAAACCATAGATGAGAGCAAAGAGAAAAGACATAAGACATCAAATAAATGATTATCTTATGTTATACAAATGATTATCTTATGTCTTACAAATGATACAAGACCAAAGACTTGATGGATTTCCAGGAAAACATAAGGAAAACAGTGGTTTACCCGTAGACCCTTGATTTTATTGATCGATCTGTAAACCATAAGGAAACAAAGGGGGAACTCGGTCTCCGCTATACACGTATACCCCCTCATATTTTTTTACCAATTTTACATCCAGGTCAAATGTTTCTCTTGGTATCCCTTGCCAACCACATGTGCCATGAATCTCTCTAGCTCTTTATCCATGAGGTCACTCTTGCGATCCCTAATCTGTTGGTCTGCATCAGCAGCCATTTGCTCGACCCAGTACGCAATAGCCATACCCAAGGCATCCAAGCGGTCATCATGTGCTAATGCACCACGATCCTTAGTGATTCTAGTGAACTGATGAAACAACATGTATTTAGCTTGTTTTTCTGCTGCATAGTCCTTGACAGATTTGTAGTCATGATCTATAATACTTTTGTTTACTATAAGTCTATGCTGGTTACATACTGGTTCCAAGGTGTCAACTATGCGTTTCTCCTTTTGTATATTACTTCTTACTTCTTCTAGTGTAACACTATAGATCTTACGTAAGACTGGTTTTAATAACTCTAGGAACATCCCGTCACCAAAGTTACTTTCAATCAATACTACGTTTACCTTGTTTCTCTTAGCGACTACGCTAAGGAACTCAAGGTTTTCCTTTCGGTACCCACCTTGGATACCTCCGCATTCTAGGACATAGAGGTAGCCATTGAGCATTTTTACTACTGCATATCCTGTTTCGTCTTTACCTCTTCCTGAAGGGTCTATACTCAAGACTGATCCAGAATAAGAAATCCAATCTCCTAGTATCTTTTGTGGTTTGTAAAAAGCATCACCAGGAAGTCCCACATTTGGTACATCATTGAGTTTATCTGATGAGTCATTGGACCAGATCGGTTTTTCTGGTGCTTTGTCTCTATCGAGGGACATCACCACTAAATCCGATAGTTTCAATGGATACCTATCAGCATCACTCAAGGAGGTGTCTAGCATATACTGCATATTGAACCCTGAGCGACCATAGGATAACTCACGTTCCAATAAGTCCTCATCATCGAACCGAAGAGGATCAGTAGGTTGTTGTACTATTGAGGGATCTTTCTCCAACTTCTCTAGGATGAATGGAGCTAATCTATCTTCGTACTTATTGACTAGTTTCTCTGATGGGTATCTTCCAGGCCATATACGTGCTTGGTATCCTCGATTGGGTAGTTGTTCGTACAAGGACATCTCCGTTTGTGGAGTCCCTAAGTAGATAATCATTCCATCAGGCTTGAGGATAGCATCAAACTCCTTAACGGACTCCGAGAGTTTATCTCTCATCATCTGGGTCATAGAGTTATTCGGAACCTCTACATCATCAGCTACGATGAGGTCTGCTCTCGATCCTGCGAGTTGACCAGTGATACCTACGCTTTTCACAGAGGGACTATGACTAGCCTTAGCTGGACCTACATCAAAAGAGATCTTAGATTGCCTCTGGTTATCCTTAGGCACTAGATGTTGTAAGATAGGCATCTCATGGATTAACCTCTGCGTGAATGTACTAAAGTCATCTGCCCTAATCTTAGATGCAGAGACTACGAGTACCTTTGTCTCAGGGTCATGAAGTAACCTCCAAGTAACAAAGGCACTCGTGATGTAGGACTTCCCGACTCCTCTAAATGCTTCTATGACTCCTCTCTTAGGAGCATTCTGTAAGAAGTCAGCAATATCGTATTGCACTGGAGTAGGGTTAGGAAGGTTGAGGTGCCTCCAGCACATGAATAGGAAATTGCGGAAGTCCTTTAGCTCATTCATTTCTTCTTTTGTATCTTTAAATAATTAGAGAGTTTTTTTCGTGCACCTTTAGGTTGTGGTACTACGTTACCTGTACCTCCACCTTTTCTCTTTGCCCTAGTAGATGCTGCATACTCAGAAGAAGACATGTTCTTGATTACCTTCGAGGGAAGATAGCGTTCACCTGTTTCCTTACTAGGTTTTCCTGATTTGGTCTTCCACTTCTGCTTAGACCACTTACTCAGTTTATTAGAACTCTTCTTACCCCCTTTGTATCCTCCACCTTTACTCTTGTAGATCTTGACTGCTAGTTGCATCGCACGAGCAGAGTGCCCTCCTAATCTTGATTTAGCCTGTGACTTTGCACGTTCCCAGAGTCCAGGGTTTGTCTTAGTAGCAGTACTCACATTCCTCCTCGTATATCTCTAAGCTTATCTTCTTTATCTTTGAGTGCTCTGAATCCACATGTACAAGGAATGTTTTCACACTTAGGACATTCATCCTCAGGACTAAATCTATCAAATAACATGCCCATCGCTCTTTGGTAACTTATTCGTTGTTCTCTTTGTTTCTGTGATTCTTTTCTCATTTAGCACTTACAGTTCCATTTTCGTAATGCTTTGTTTATTCTTGAGTCTGGATCTCTCGCAGTCTTTGCAGAGGTCAATCTACGTTTCATTCCACACATACGACTACAAAAAGATTTTCTTCTAGACTTTCGTTTACCCTTAGGATTTTTTTCGGTGACTGCCATCTTGATGTTAGAACCAGTGGCACGATTGTATTTGTTTACCCCTGCTTGCGTTAAGCCACCTTTACGGCTTCTATGCTTACCTATCTTGAGGGATACGTTCTTACTCACTTAGACCTCTTCATTGAGTTGATGTACTGTGCTTTCTTTCTCGGAGACATCTTATAGAATCCTTTAGGCAACTCAGACATTCCTGTTTGAGTAGGTAGAGCTAGTTCAGTTGCTATTGCTGCTGCACCTCCTGCTCCCTTTGCAGAGATCTTTAGTGCCTTGAGTAACTTCTGCTTAAAAGTCTTAGACTTCTTCTTTCTCTTTTTCTTTAACTGCTTTGCTTGCTTTCGTCCTACCGCAAAGTCTCCTCCTGCTTTCGAGAGTCCTACTGAGCTACTATAGTTAGGCATATCAGTTTCCTGCTCCCATTCGCATTGCTTGTTCCATTAAGTCATCCTCGTGAGAGATAACTTGGATCTTAAACTTCTTCTTAGGTTCTTCTTGCATAAGACCTTTCTTCATTCTCTTTGAGAGTTCTGTGGCTCCTTGTCTAGTATCAGATCCTGCTACAGTCTTGCCATTGACTTTAACTAAGAACTTCTTAGGTTTTTTGTCCATCTCTCTCAAGGCTGCACTTGCTCCCTTAGTAAGATAGTCTGATACAGCGTCCATTACCTTCTTACCGCCCTTGTAAGCGATCTTTAACTTGGCACTCATAGGTTTGTATAGGTTATATTAAAATCTTTTAAATACGTTGCTTGTATGAATGTATATATATTTTATCATACAATTTTGGATTCCTTTAGGTCTTGTTCAGTAGGAAACGGCATAGACTCCAAGAGTTGACTCAAGGCATTGTTATTGGTTGGTACTGCCGTGATCTCATTGTCCTTGAGGAACTTAGCTGCTACTGCTAGGTCTGGTGCCTTAGCTTCACCACTCTTAATTCTCTGAAGTAGCTCTTTAGCTAAGGCTTCATGTAAGTCATTTAGGTTACTCATATCTTAAGATAGTCCTATATTACTCGTATTACTTGAACCTCCCATACCACCAACAAAAGGACTCTTAAGTCTAAACTTCCGTTTACCTTGTCCTTTTCTAATCTTTAAATTATTTCGACTAGTAATATTAGTTAAGAGGTTACCTTTGGTATCAATAGTTTTTTTCTTTTTTATTTTACTTAAACCAAAACCTTTTGATTCTTTATAGTCTAAAGGATTACCTGATAAAGCATTCTTTTTTTCTTGATCTGATAATCCATACATAGTGTTATCTTTATAACCTTGAGAATCTCCTTTGTAATTAGGATCTTTTTCCCATTGGTATGTCCTTGAGTTCCAGATAAAACCAGGATTCTTTTTTCGTGTATAATCTATAATTTCACTATGAACTCTTCCAGTTCCTCTACTCATGTATACCTTCAGTGTATTGTGTTTTTCCGTCTACCCTACTTGCAGTAAGTACTCGACCACGATTTTCTCCTGAATTGTTGTAACTGCAATGTATCCATCCACTCGTGGGATCTCCACTCTCATAATATTCCAAAATGAGTTGATCAAACTTAAGATTACTTTCAATCCATTTACTCAGTTGTAGGTTATCTATTGAGGGGCATTCTAGGTCTGCTGCTTGTCCTAATACATGTTGTGATGTATCTCCACTTCCTATCTTTCGATTTAACTCTAAGACTCTTAAGCCAGAGTTAATGTTGACTCTCCCGTGTACCTCACGGATCGGCTGAAGTATTGCCGTTGTTAAAGCCGTGAGACACACGAGTTGATCTAAAGTAGGAGAGTTATCAATGCCGTGACGAATAGCAGTTTGTGACCTAGTAAGTTCTTTTAAAGAAAAGTTCTTACTTAATTTCATAATTTATAATTAGGATCGTCATACCTAAGTTTAGGCCAATTATCTTTTTCTATTATGTTGTCATCACATGAACATGGATAACTATGGCACTTAGGGCAGAATGGTATTTTAGGTTCAACTTTATAATCTCTATAGTCTCCGTTTATAAAACTCATTTTATGAAAAGTCTTCAGGAGTTGGTGTAGAAATATCTAAAATTATTTTACATGTATTAGCCATGTTGGTGTAGTTATTTTGCATTTCAATACCTTGAGATTTTTGTACTTCTTCTGCTGTGTACTTTTCTCTAGTGGTATTTACTACACAGTCACAGAGAGCACCATTGTACTCTAGGTCCATAGCATTAACGCTCGTTACACCTTGGTAACATGCCATCCACAACAATCTAATTGTTTGTGTATTAAATGTACCTGTGTATTTATTAGAACCTAATAATGGGCTAGTAAATAAGATTAAAGCAGTTACTAGAGTAAGTAGTTTACCCAAATAACTCCTTTACCGATTTAAAACTATTCTCTGGCATTTCATCTACCACAGCATCAACTAATTTAATTTGGTCTTCACTAAGGTTATCTTCAATCATCTTAGTCACATGTTCTTTAGCGAGAGAACTCGCAGAATCTACAACTAAACTTTGGATTACATTAAGGAGTAACGCTGGAACCATCTTTTTTTTCTTCTTCTATAGGGTTATTGGGTTCTGGGGTGTGTTCTGGTTCGTCATGAGATACTTCAAACCAGTGTTTACCTAACATTCCGATGATCGGTAAAAATGCACCGAATGCTAGGTTAATTAGGTCTTTACTCGATTGTGCTAGTTCATCAGGTTTATTAACCATAGTAAACACAAGCCAACCAAAAAGACCAAAGGCAAGTAACGATATAAGAAACCTTGCCCAAAATCTAAGTTTCATAAGCTGTATATGTGGGTCATCCTTTTGTTTCCCACCGTTCTTTACAGTTGTTTTTTCTGTTACTGTTTCCATCACTTCTTTGTAATCTCTTTAATTGCTTGTGTATTGGCTTCCAATGCCAGCTTAATCTGAAGAATAGCATCTGAGGATCTCTCGATCATATCCAAGAGTCTACTATCGTGCTCTTCGTCTTTCTTCCAGAACTCCTCTCGTTCCTTTTTCGCTAGTTCACTCTGGTATCTAATGAACCAAAATGCGGCTATGATGACACAGGCAGGTATGCCTAAGTCCATAACCATCTGATATAATGTGCTTACTTCTGGCATAACTTCTGTTGCTTGTGTTGGATAGTTATAATATTGCTGATCCGCAGGGTTTACG